AAGTTCAAACAATCTTCAGCTGACATTTCGTCAATCTCATCTTCAATCGTTTCCTCAATACTCCATACTTTCTCTTTCCACTCGCTAAGCTTTAGGATAAATTCTCTTCTCTGTGTTTCGTATTCGTTCAATTCTTCACCATTTCGTAGTTTTCCGTTGCAATATGACAATTCATTCGTTAAATCGTCAAAATCTTCATTCAGTTCTTCTATTTTCCTTAAAATGTATCTTTCAGTAAATTCATCGACTTTCTTCTTGAGTTTTTCTTTATCTACTACAATCTCTGGCTTGAAATCCACTTCTACCTCTGTTATTTTTCCAGTTTCGACATCTAATCTAAGTTTTTTAACTTTCACGATATCACCTCAAACATTAGCGATTCCAAGTGCATACAACATTGTCTCATAGTGAATGTAACTCCCAGCTGGACAGTATATTTCCACAGTATCTATTGATTTTACGTATACGCCTGTATCCCAACTACCTGCACAGATACAAATAGAATAGCTGTCATTACCTGCAGACTGAACTCCTGAACCAGTTATAACTAAAGCCGGATGAAAGTTACTCTTAGAATTCACGTAAATTAGTGCTAGAACGATAGCACGTCCCGCGGGACTGATAGTAGCAAATCGCATAGCACTATCGCCTGATAGATAATCGGAAGTTATATTATTGTTTGAGTTTAGCCATTGTATCCAATAATAGTTAGCGCCTGTATCACCGTTAAACCGCATATTATACGTTCTTGCAGATGTACCATCAGCGTTTGCAAGCAAACCAGTAATAAGAACTACTTTATATGATGATAAACCAGATATGCTTATACTTTGGACATTACTGCTTGGTGAGACTGAACCTACAAGTTTAAACAAACTAGGCTTATTTAGTATCTTAGCCCAGTCTATAGACAACAAGTCTGCATCATCATGTTGATGCGCTTCTGGTGGATATACTGTGGGTTTGTTTAGGATTCTACTCCAATCAACTTCAGCATTATTTTTGATGAGTTCCAAAAGCCACCTAATAAACCATTTTGACATTAATTCTGCACCCCCGTAACTTTTTCAAGCTGAACTGTCGGCTCGTAACCAGAATTTGGAGCGGCGGAACAGTAAGCATAAAGCCTAACCGCCTTAATCTTCTCGTTAGTGGGTATTGCTTCCATCACATCGATTAAGACATCGTCAAAGCTCTCTCCCTCGGCAACGCTCTCTTCAGCATCAAGTAAATCAACTTCGGAGTCGTCTGATATTACAGCTCGAAGCATGAAGTATAACGTTACTCCCGAGCCGCTTGGATTGTTTGCGATGACATGGATTGACTCGATGAGTGATATGAAGTCATTATCCGGAGTTACTTCTTGCTTCATAGTCAGAGCTGTTTCTGTTACCGTTGCTGAAGTAGTAAAGCCCTTGTTAAGCGTTCTTCCTCCGAGCTCCTTATTCAGGTTTGAGATATCTTGAGAAACGCTGTAGTTAAACCAGTTATCGTATTCGGCTATCGGCTGTTCTCCCGCTGTGTATTTAGCTTCGCCAGTAGGAGGCTCAACGCCAACATCATCCCATCTACTCTTTTGTGTTATCGCCATTGAACATCACTCTGAATTAGACTTTAAAAATGAAAGTCAAAGTAAACCAGCATAGGTTCCCGCGTCAGGATTTGAATTAGCGAGGTCATTATAGCCCTTAGTTGGATCTGAAGTTTCGCCAATGCTACGGTAGGTAAATGTTCCTTGTTGATACGCTTTAACTTGTACGCCAGCTGGCTTAACTGCCTTGATTAGTTCCTGAAACTCTTCGAGTGTCAATCCAGCATTGTTGAGATCCTGAAGCCATATCCAGACTTCGAATAATGCAGCTTCCAAATCGTAGCGATCCCTAACTCTTACCCTACTCGTTTTCGTGTTTAGAGCGGCTGCAATGATCTCCTTGATGTCGTTAATCGTTGCCATATTCGAAATCTTTGAGAATGCCAGCTTTATTCTCGCTCTGAAGTGGTCATCAGTCTCATTTTGTTTCCTCCTTACGTTAAAAAGAGAAGCAATATAGTCAAGGCTCTTTCCAGTTGCAAGGTCCACGAAGTGAGCGTTTTTTATGTCGTTGATGGCTTGTTCGATGTTACTGTACTCTGAATCGATGATTTTCAGCAACTTGTAATTGTTCGAATCAGGATCCTTGCGGAAGGCTGTTGAAAGCAGTCTTACAAGCTTATCTACAGCCATGCTCTCACCTTCAGCTTATCGTGACCGTTATCTTCGTGTCATCCGTTACAGCGATCTCGTTGTCAGCTATTGTGATATTTGAGGTTCCAGCAGGTGGGGAAGTCTTATCTATCTTCACGGTTGCATCGGCTACTCCCGGAACGCTCATGACTGCTGCAACGACCTTATTGTAAATCACATCATCTCCAAGCTCAAGTGTGTCGAAGTAGGCTTTAATCGCATCCTTGATCTCCTGCTCTGTCACTTCAGTTCCATCCGTTGTAACCTGCACGTCGATGTAAATTGGAACTTCAGTCGGTCTTTCGAAGTAAACTGTGTGTGGGTTTCCGTCTATATCGTATGCAATAGCTGAAACTGAGCCATAAGGTCTTATGCCAGCGGGTTTAGCATCAAAAATAGCTTGAGCAATGGCTTGATCGTCGCCACCCCACACGAAAACACGAAAACTTTTAGGTGGTAGTCCACCTTCGGCAGTGTAGTCGTTCATCGTATCGTTTTCTTCGATTTTAACAGCCTTAACTCCTTCAACACATAAAACTGCAGCTTTAATTGCATCAAGCGTTGCTTTTCCTAAGCTTTGAATCGTTGTCTTTATTCTGTATCTAAATTCTTCGTCTGTTTCAGCATCTCTACCACCGCTCGTCGGTTCTGGGTTTGTGACTGACTCAATTCCCGAAATTGGATCAATGATTTTGGTGATCGTGTTTGTAGCTACATTTCCGGCTGAGCCGGGTTCGACGGCTTCAATCGGAGCATCGACACTTGTATCTCCAGCTTTGAGAACTACCGCTTCCGTTGTTTTGAAAATAACTGATTCATCCGACGTTGCAACTCTCGTTCCTGCTGGAATTATGATATCGGAAGTTGCAGGGGTTGATCTGCTGAATGTTACGATTCCAGTTGCCTTCCTTGCTTCAATTCTCTTATAGCCGACGAGAGCCGCAAGGAAATCTAAACTTGAGCCAGTTGCGAAATCAATGAACCCAGCGTAATAAGCATCCTCCGCCATTTGCCACAATTCATCTTCCCTCTTCGCCACGATTTCAAGTAATCTGAGCAGTCGAGAATTTTCCGATAAGTCGATGTCCTCTCCGAACTCTTGTTTTGCAAGTTGCTTTAATTCTTCCAGAATAACGCTGTAGGGCTTAGGTATGAATCCTGAAGAAGTAACGCCGTATTCGGTCATACGACCACCTCAACATCGATTTTTCCAGAATCGAGCGTGAGGTAGAGCTTGATTTTGACTTTTCTATTAGCATCAGGCTCAGAAATCTCAATTTTGTCGATAGACTTAATTTTGTCGTAGTCAGCGAGGGCTTTGCGGATTTCGTGTTCAATTAGCATTCTGTTGTAACCGCTTCGCTTAATTTTGAGCCAGTCCACACCGAAATCTGGATGAAAAGCATCTGATCCCTTAACACACTTCAGGATGTGAACTATATCCTGCTTTACCTTATCGGCTGATGAAACTGAAGGGATCCGTTTCAAGCTGTCAATAACGAGATCCCCAGTCGTGTCGAACTTGAAATCTTGCATGTAAGATTGGGGAAGAATAGACTTTAAAAAAAGAAATCAAGAGTGCTTGTGCCACTCGCCTGACTCAGCATCCACCCCTCTAATTTGCTTGAAGTCGAGATTCCCATCTACGTAAACATCACCCTTGATTGTTATCTTACCATCTTGCTGAAATTTGATGTAATTGCCTGATTTATGCTCGATCAGGAGCTCATCTTTGCCTATTGTTGGAATCGAATCGACTAATGTGAATAATCCACCGAAAACGATCGCATTGTTTAGATTAAACTTGAGGAGCTCGTTTACATCAACAGCTTCTTTATTCTTGAGCTGTTCTTCGAGTTCGTATTTTGAGAACAGAACCAAAACGATATCCCCCTCAGCAGGAGGGATGATGATAGTTCCAGCGGAGGACTTCAGACAAGCTATCGGCACATCGAACAGCTCTATCTCGTTGCCTTGAATCTTATGCTTCAGCTTGACATTACACCTCATTTTGCTGAGATCGACTTGCGTAATTATGCCCAATGCGACAGTGTTGATGTTATCGAGCTTTACGTCGATCAGCTTCTTGATTTTCTCGATCATAGCAGAGACACCTCCGCTTCCGTGTAATACTCCTCTCCTCTACAAACATGCTTGAACTTCGTGACCTTGAAGTTGCCCGAAACTGTGATCGAGTTTATTTGAACGAGCGTTCCTTGCCTAATCCTCCAGTTAAAGACACAACGAACCTTGTAGGCTGATTTCTTCCCCTCTTCGCTGACATCTTGGACTTCCATCAATCCGCTTTCAGAGTCGAGAACTATTGCTTCAGCGTTGTAGTTTCTCTTGACAAAATAACCCATCCCATCCTGCCCGACGAAGACTGTGTAGAGATCGGATATTTCGCCGATTCTGGCTAAAGCCCCATCGAG